TTTTAAAAAATCAATTAACCTTTTTTTAACTTCTTTTGGGCTAAGTCTTTTTTTATTACGCCTTTTTAACTCGGCTTTACGTTCTTTTATTTCTTTGTTTGTTTTATAGATTGAACCTATTTCCATTGCTTTATGTTTTATTTATTACATTATTATTTTGACATTGTCGGTGTGTTCATCGCTTCAATTAACGCAAATTCGATTGCTTTTGTTTCGGAGTCATATCCGAGTTCATCGTTCATTCTCTCTTTCCATTGAGTCCAGAGGTTGAATGTTTCTTCTGGAACGGTCACTCTGATTGTTTTCAGATTGTCTGGTGCGTTCGGATTGAATTCACCTTCTTCACCGTCTGTGTTGATATCATCAAACGAGTAGTTCAACAGATTGATGTGTCCGTTGATTTCTTCTTCTGTGAATGGAAGAGTCTGTGCGAGTTCTTCCATCGAGAAATCCTTCGAGAATGACGCAATCAGTTCAGACATCTTTGTTCCATCGTTCTGGAATCGTGTTTCATTTGTTTCGATTGCGATTCTTTGTGCTTGTGCATCTGAAATCTGTCCGTGATTGTAGCACATCGCACTCGGAAATCCGATGGTGGTCATCGCATCGAGTCGGTGGTTTCCGTTGATAACCTCGAAGAATGTCTTTCCATCTTCTGATTCAACCTCTCTGACTTGAATGTTCTCCACTTGATTGTTGCGTTTCATATTTTCCACCAGACGATTCAGTTGTTCTTGATTGTCTTCTTTGTAGTTCCATTGTGCTTTCCACAGTTGTTTCAGTGGAATCATCTTGAATTTGCTTTTGTTCACTTTCATTTTGTCCATTTTATTCCTCGTTTTGTCCAGAGTTCATCCAGATATTGTTCATATTTCATCCACTCAACTGCGTTCTGAACGTTTCTTTCGAACCAGAGTTTGTTTTCTCCAGTATCTGTGAAACACATTGACTCTCCAGATGCGTGGTCTTTCCGTTTTGTTTTGATGTATGTGATTTTTCCATCGTGATATTTGTGGATTTCTGCTCTCATTGAACCACCGAACCACGTTGTCGAGTCCACCGAATAGAATGGATATGCTTTCAGACCGTGAACAGAGGTGAATCCGAATCCGTGAACCTTTGCATCTGTTCTGATGATTGAGAAACACTTCTCCAGAAACCTTTTGACCATCAGTTTCGGTTTGCCGACCAGACCACCGATTGCAAGATAGTCAGTTTGTGTGACCATTTCTTCCAGAATAGAGAATGGAGAACCGATGTGGAATGTCATCAGTGGTTCGAGTCCTTCTGATTGCATAAATTCAAAGTTCTTTTGTGTTCCGTGATAGTCACCAATGACATCGAGTGACGCATAGACAGACAGATTGTCCAGATTCTTATGTATGGTGTCACAATAGTCACGAATATCGATGTGAACTCCTTGTGTCATTCCAGAGAACGCACCAGAATCGAGAAAGATTTCTTCTCCGAGTTCCTTTCCGACCTTGCAGTGTTCCATCACATCCTTCGAGAACCGTTTCAAGGAGTGGAAAGAATATAGAAACCGATTCACACCAGAGTCATTCAGAGTCTTTCGTCTGTCGTATTTTGTGAGGTCAGAACCAGCAAAGAAAATCTTCATTGTTGAATGTTTAGGAACGAATTGAACCCCTCTCTGCGAAGTTTACACGCACCACATTCGTCACATCCATATCCGTATGGATGACGGTCTGTTCTGTTTCCATTATAACAAGTGTGTGACAACTCCAGAACATCTTCCAGACAGTCCAGTTCGTCTGCAAGAAGGAAAGTTTCGAACTTTAGTTTGTTGATAAGTGGTGTTTCAATCTTCACACAACCATCAGAACCGAGATTTGATGTGCGTTCAATGTGGTTGATGAACTCTGTTGTGGTGTCTGGATATCCGTTTGCGTCTTGCGAACATACTCCAGTGACGATGGTTTCTGCACCGATTTTCTGTGCGTATGCGTGTGCAAGTGTGATGAATAGTTGATTCCTATTCGGAACGAATGACGCTGGAAGACCTTTGTCAGTGATTTCGTCCACATCACCGTTCGATGTGAGTGCAGAATCAACCAGAGTGTCGAGGAATTTAAGGTCAACAATCGTCTGTTTGACGTTCCATTTCGCACAGATTTTCTTCGATTGATTGATTTCGATTGCGTGTTTCTGTCCATATTCGAACGTGATGCACTCGACAATGTAATATCTTTCAAGTGACCACGCAAGACAAGTGGTGGAGTCTTGTCCACCAGAGAAGATGACAACTGCTTTTGAACCATTCATATTCCAGTTTTTTCGTTCCACACTTGAATCTGGAGTCGATTTGTGAATCTGAATCCATAAATCAAACACTTTTTAATCAACCATTGATTCATTTTGTCAAGGTCTTTCCGATTATCTGCACCAGACATCAGTTGAATCATTGTTTCATCTTCAATCACTGGACACCATTCTGCGATGATTTCCTTCAAGTCATCGTGTCTGGTGACAACGAACTTCCATTGTGCTTTGTTCGATGCGTTAAAGATGCGAACTGCGTCCAGATTGAATCGTTTTTTGATAGGTTCTCCAGAGTTTGACAGTTTCGGTGACACATTCCAGATGTTGACAAGAGAGTTCAGTTCCATTGATGGTGTGATTGTTCCGTTTGTTTCGACCTCAACGACCACATTGTGACCTCTCTCGCTTGTCAGTTCTCGGATTTCGTGCAGAAAGACACACAGAGATTGTTGTTGTTGAAGTGGTTCTCCACCAGTGATGACCAGATTTGCGTGTTTCAGACGATTGAACAGTGCGATGTCGTTGTTCATCTTCCGAATCAGTTCAAAGACGTTGAATGTTTGACCATTCTTCCAGACCTCGATTGAGTCACACGTCCACGTTGCGTCATTTCGACCACACAACAGATTGCATCCAGCAAGACGCAAGAAGATTGATGGTGTTCCACTGGTGATTCCTTCACCTTGCACAGAATAGAACCATTCTGCGACTGATATGTCATTCCTCTGTTTCATTTTTTTGTTCTGATGGTGTTATTTGTAGCAACAACAACAGACAATCTGACATCTGATTCGTGTCTGATTTGTCAACGACTCCATTGATTCGGTCTTTGATTGTCTGAATCAAGTCTTTCTGTCCTTGTTCATAACCTTGTGCAAATATGCGTTCAAAATCTGTCATCGTATTGAATTTGTCCTTTCTTCTTTTGATAATCTTTTAAAGAAACATAGTTCTTCACAAAGAAATTTTCTTCTTCTTCTGTTGTGATGGACTTTCTGGTGCATATTGTCCAACAGTTCGGAGTTTCGAACAACTTCACTTCCGTCAAAATCAGTTTTGATTCGTGGTCGAACAATGTTGAGATTGCAAGAAACACTTCTTTTGACACATTCTCGACAGTCGGATTGCAATATCTTTCACCGTTCAGACTCATTGTCCAGAACCGAGAAGAAAGTTCGTCACAGACCTTTAAAATCGATTTATCTTCTGGATTCAAGATGATTGCGTGGTCGAGGTGGTCATCAATCCACTGTCCACCGATGCGTTTTATTTCAGAGAAGTCGATTTGATATCCGATTTCCTCAACCTCAACGAAGAAGAACGTCAATTCTGCACGATATCTGTGACCGTGCAAGTTGTAACACTTGAATTTTTGATTCATCACACGATGCGCAGAATCGAACTCAAATGGTCTGGTGATGGTTTGACTCATTTCTTGTGCTTATGCTTCAACTTTTCTGGAAAGATGGTATAATATATTATTTTAATTGCTCTCATTTTTTTGCAGTTGTTTTCTTCGTTTTGTTTTTGTACAGTTCTGGATATTCTTCACGGTCAAGTTTGACACGCAATTCACCTTTCTCCGTTTCAATCAGCAACATTTTGACGTGTTCTTTGCCCTTTCCGAGAGAAACAACTTTCTCCTTGAATTGAAATGATTGACGTTCTTTTGTTTCTTGATACAGAACCACGATTTGTTTGTCATAAAATGGTTGATTGAATTTCTGTGCGTATTGAATAAACCAGTAGGAAAATTTCAACACCAGCCAAAGACAAGAGAACCAGAGTTTTTTCAGTCCGAATTTTATTCTGAATTTGATGATTTGATATGCAAATTCTAATTTGAATTTGAATGGTTTTCCTTTTGTTTCTGCTTTATAGACTTTATAGTTCATTTGCTTTGATTTTTTTCGAGTGTGTGTAGTTCTTTGTTCATTCTTTGATATGTCTTGATTGCAGTTGTCAACGGATATGTGTCGGAATCAATTCGATAATACCGATAAAATCCATTGATTGCGTTCTCGATTGATATGGCTGGAAAGACATATTTGTATGCGTTCACCCACGAGAACAAAGACACTTCGAGGTGTCCTCTCTTGTAAAGATTCGGAATTGCTTGTTTGAATTCTGATTCTTTAGGCACGACACAACGATTCTGGAACTTCTTCCGTGATTACTTTGCAACCTTGCTTGTGATATTTGATTGCAGTTTTCTTGTTCACCACATAAATATAATTGATGATTTTGTCTGATGTCTTCTGAATGACAAGATAAATAATCACCATAAATTCCAGATAAAAATTGCGTATGTGTGAACAACTTTTATAAGAAAGACCACAATCACCGATGCGATGAACAAAAGTGAGAGTGACTTTCCGATTTTCTGGAATGATTTCCAGAATGTTTTTTTTGAATCTTCCATTTGCTTTGCTTTTTTTAGCAAATATAAAAAAAATAATTAGAAATTTTCTTCTTCAAAATAATCAATGACACATTTCTTGTGACATTCATACTTCACACCACGTCCAGTTTCAATCGACTGGAGAAGTTTTGACACTTCCTTTCCTCGACTTCGTCTGTCCTTCACCTCGTGTTTCATTTGATTGATGACAGAGTTCTTGATTGCTTCTTTTTCGAAGTTCTCCAGAACGATGATTTTCTGGTCTTCCATCCACTTGAACGCGAATGACCACGATGCGATGAACGGTGGTTTTCCGTCCTTCTTGAACACTGATTTGATGAACTCGAATGATTTCTTTCCTTCTTCTGGAGAGTACTTTTGTCGAACAATCGGTTCTGCTTTGTATATTTTGTTTTTAGATTCAAGATTTTGAAGGTGTTTCAGATAGGAACTCAACACATCACCGATGAATTTGTTGTCGAATTTGCCGAAATGACTCGTGGTGAATTGCAGATTGTTCGCAGAATATAAGGTGAACGCATCGACAATCTGTTCCAGAGTCAACATTCCGAACTGACCGTGAATGAAATTGAAGACGATTCCTTGTTCGAATCTGGACAGTGCGTCTGGAATTCCTATTGAAAAACAGACACCGTTGATTGTCGTTTCGAATTCATCGAACAGTGTGGTCGTTTCTCGCAGTTTAACGTTGAACGTTTGCGAGGAATTTGTCAACTCTTGATTGACTTTTTTGATTTGATTTGTCATTTGCTTTGATGATTTCGTGTGTCCATCCTTTCTGATTTATGAAAGTTTCTGGATTTTTTCTGAATTTTTTTTCTGGTTGTGAATCCTTGTATTTTGGAAGATGCAATCGGATTTCTTCTCGAATCTTCTCCGAGAGTCCTTCGAATTTTTTCTGGATTCTTTCCTTGTCACCGACCTTCTTGTCATAGTCAATCCAAAAATTTTCGAATTGATATCCGTCTAATGATATTATACTTGTATTATTAGAAAAAGAATCTGTGTTATTATCCATTAAGATTTCTTTAATAGGGGTATTAAAGTTTTCTTTAATAGGGTATGAAAGAATACTTAAATACCTATTCAAGATTTCTTTACTACCTTCACGATATATCAGAACCGATTTCAAGTGTCCAGTCTTCACCAGACGATTGATTCGTTTCGAGATTGTGACCTTTGACACTCCGTAAAGTTTCACAAAATATTGATTATTTGCGTGACACTGTCCGTTCAGATTGCACAGTGCAACAATTTCCGAGAACAGAATTTTTTCTGAATCGGTCAAGTTTTTGTCGTATCGCACAGACGCTGGAAGGATTGTGAAATACGATGGTGTTTGTTTCTCCATTTTATTTGATTTTGATTGATTGATTGATTGATGGATTTCTCCATTCACTTGAACATTCTGGAAAGATGTTCGGTGTTTTTATGTTGCAACAAGTTGAATTTCTCTTGATGATTTCATCACAGTAAAAACACACGGAATCTTCTCCGACCTTTCTTGTGAAATGTGTTCCTCTGGTGCAACTGATAGGAATTGATTTTGTTTTCATTTGATTTGATTTTGATATAAAAGTGAAGGAGAAGGACTGTGAATCCTTCTCCGTTGATTTGTTATTGTGAACGATACCACAACGGAATTTCAGCATCCAGAATTCCGAGTTCGTTGTCTGCTTCATTTGAATATGCTGGAAAGAAATCTTGCTTGATTGCTCTCGATACATTTCCGAGAACATAATCGAGTTCGTGCATACAACCTCGAATGTCATCTGGAGTGAATTCATACAAGGTCGCAGAGAAAGGAATCTTCTTCTCGACTGCTAACCAGTAATAGTTTGACAGACCATCAATCATTCCAGATTCGACACATCCTTTGATTTGCAGACACGCTTGGAATGGATAGTCAAGATTTGCCAACTGTCTGGAGAACGCTTTCGGAGAACCGTCCAGTGTTGTTTTCACATCGACAATGACGTTCTTCTCTTGATGACAAACGTCTGGTCTGGTCTTCAATTTGAGTCCAGATGTCTTATCCTTCCAGAACGCAGAAACTTGATAATCAAGATTTTTGACAAGTGACTGAATCACTTCGTCTTGATAACACGATTCGACCATCTTCTCGATTGTTTCCATTGATTCATCACCAGTGTCGTTGATGATGTATTTGTCCGAATTCTCTTCAATGAATTCCTTCTTTGCATCCTTGAATCGTTTTGTCAATCTGACTGATTTTGTTTCTGGTTTTTCTTCCATAATTTCTGCAATCAGTTCTGATTCCTCGAACACTGCAACTTTCTGATGGAAGTTGTCTGGTTCAATCAGTGCGATTTCGAACGCATTTCCGAAGTCGAAGTGCGACTTTCTTTCGTCATTGTTGAATTCACCATCAATGAATGATTTGAACTCCTTCAATGACCGTTTTGCGTGTTTCAATCCAGTGGATGAATAGTGTGATTTGTTGTTGTGATATGCTTCAATCGAAAGGTCGGTGAAAACACCGTTCGCAGTGATTGTCGTTTCTTCTGAATCAATCATTTTGCACCCCCTCTTCAACTATTTCAGCAACTGCACTGTGACGATTCTCTGGTGACTTCTGAACTGCGATTCCATCTTCAACCTCGAAATCGTATTGACTTTGAATTCCAGAGATTCCGAACGCTTTTTTCAGTGCGTGACACTCTGCGACTTTCTTAATCATTTCGGCTTTGTGAGTTTTCCAAGTGTTTCGACCTTTGTCATAGACTTTTATACAAGACCATTCGATTGTCGGTTCTCCACCTTTACGAAAAACGATGCAATATGCACCAATGATTTCACCTCTGTCATTGAATTTCGGACTATGGTTCACCATATTGTTTGCGACATCCATTTCAAAATGGTCGTTCTCGCAGACTTCCATTGAACGGATTCCATTGAATAGTGGATTCTTTTGTGCTTTGGAAAGGAATCCATCACGTCCAGCAAATATCAAGAGGTTTCCTCTGTTGTCTTTGTAGCACCAGACTTCTTTGTTGAACGGATTCAATTCCATCGTCTGACATACGTTGATAAAATAGGCAAGTTCAGTGTTCGTTGTTCCCTTTGCAACGTTGTTCTGAATCACGAAAATTTCTTCTGGAGTATATCCAAAGGCTTTCGAGATTTTTGTTTGATTTTCATTTGCAACAACCAGTGGTGTTGCGATGTTCTTTTGAACTGGTGTGGTTTTTTTTTCCATTTTTATTTGATTTGATTTTTTACAAATTTAACGATTTTTAGTTCCTTTCGAAAGGTCATATTTCATCAAGTGAAGTTCATCCACGACATCGTCTTGATGTTCCATTCGTGCTTTGTATTTTTCACCTCGCAGTTCTGGACATTCCTCTTGAATCTTGCATCGAGTCCGTCTGATTGATTCAGTGTTCGAGAAGTCACCAGACAGAAATCGTTTGCCGAAATCAGTGAATGTGAAATTCTTGTTCGTTCGCAATTCTGGTTCTTCTATGCACCAGACTTTGAGAATCAACAGAGAGTCGTTGTCGCGACATTCTGGAACTTTCTCCAGAATCCTTTTGACGATGTGTGATGTTTTTATCAACTTCATATTAGAGTGGATTTATAAGGTTGATATTCTTCCAGTTTTTTTCTGACAATGAAATGAAATTCTTCAACTTTCAATCTTTCGAAAGTGAAGTTCTCCAGTCTTGTTTCGTCTGTCTTTGCTTTCAATATTTTCATCTTTGAATGTCCAGTGTTCTTTGCAATCTGTTCGATGTCCTCTGTCACCAGATATGGAATTCCGTCTTTGTATGTGACGAACACGAAATGATGTCTGTTGAGTGTGCAATCAAAAATGATTTTCAATTCCAACAATCTGAAACGAATCTCTGTGACCAGTTTTGATTTGTCATCTGGATTCCAGTCGTTCCGATGGATGTCGTTCATCAGTAGGCAAATATAATTGAAAGAAAATTCGATGAATTTCGTTCGTTCATTTTTAGACTTCATTGAAATATAATTTTAGAGAATTGTTGATTGTCTTCGAATAGTTTATTCCATCCGACAACTTGAAAGATTCCATCATTTCCAGAACATCGTTTTCCATCCAGTAATTTCGAGGAATCACAGAACCACGTTCCGATTTTGAGAATGACTTTCCTTTGTTCTTCTCGTTCAACAGATACATTCTGACTGCACTGTTCACCGTGAAATCTTTATTTCGACCAGATGATTGCTTGTTCTTGTCCAGAAGTTCCACCAGTGGTTTTTCGATTCGATAAGTTTTGTTGATTGACATTGTTAAGATGTATTAAAAATTTATAATAGTGTTTTGTGTTAAAGTTCCAGAAGGACTTCAATTCTTTCAGATTCTTGTTTCTCATTTTAAGACGTTTTAAAAGGGTTTCACACCTTGACCGATGTGAAACCCTCTGTGAATAGTTTTATTTCACAAGGAACGTTCCTTGTTCCTCTGACGTGTGTTCTGATATCCACGACATAATCTCTCGGAACGTGACAAGGTTCTTGTCATATCCAGCACCAGTCATCAGATATTCATTTCCAGCGTCCTTTTTTGAAACGTGGTTCGTGTAGTACGTCACACCATTGAACAACCCCCACAACGAAGAACCGTGACTGTCAAGTTCGTTTGACATCACCTCGTTCACTTCTTTCATCTGGTTGATTTTTCTGGATGAATACTCCTTCACCGATTTGTCAAGGTCAATTCCGAACGCCTTGTTCATAACCTTTGAAAATATCTGGTCACTGATTGGTGCGTCCGACATCAATTCAAATGAACGCATCAACTTGTCATCGTTCAGAATTGTTTTTCGCAAGTCTTCCATCGCATTGTCGATTCTTGATTTCGAGTGTGTCGAGTGCTGGAATCTTGACATCGCATCTTCTCTGAACATCTTGTGAAACTGATTCGCACAACTGACAACTGTGTTCGATGAACCGAATCCGATTGACGTTGTTCCATCGTGCGAGTTCAGACAAGTGATATATCTCTTGACTGTGTCCGTGTTGATTGTCTTCGAATCCAGTTGAATTTGAAGAAACACTTTCCGACCACCTTGAAGTGAACCACCTCTCGATGTCTTCATTCCGATTCCTTCCGATGCGTTCACCATCATTTCACACATTTCGTGGTTCTGGTAAACACGATATCCAGAACCGACCACTGCAAGGTGATTGTCATTGTCGTTTCTGTATAGTCCGAATCCTTTTGATTCCTTTCCGTCCTCTGTGAACAGAGGTTCTTTGTTCACTGTCCAGTTCAGTCCAGTTTTTTCGAGTAGTTCAAACGTTTGTTCGTTTGTTGAATTGTTGATTGTTGAAGTTTCTTTCTCCATTTTGATTTGATTTGTGAGAGTGTTTTGTTTTTACTCTCTGGTTAAAATTAAAAATTGATTTCTGTTTTTATAAATTGTTCAATTTGACGTTCGTGTTGACTTGTGATTTCTCCGATTTCGTCATCAAGGAAATTGTCGAACATTGTGACTTCTGTGACCACAACATCGACATTGTCCACCAGATATCCGATGACCATTGTTTCAGTTCCGAGTCCGAAATCTTCGTCAATGGTTTCATCTTCAACATCGAACGTGATGTTCATTGTTCCGTTGATAGTGAATCGCATATCTTCGTTTATGATTTCGAAGTCCTCTGATATCGTTTCCGTTTCAAGGTCTGGAAGGTTCATCAGAGTCGAACCATCCAGAATCCTTTTGAAGTATCTTTCTTGCATCATTTCAACATTAGAGAGAAGTCAACACCGTCCTTCACTTTCTCCATCCACCGACATCCTTTCCTCTTCTGACAACACCATCCGAGTTCCTTCAACTGTTGTCGAAGTTCTGGTGTGTGCTTTCCTTGAAATCTGATTTCATATTCTGTGACACTGACTTGATAAAAGTCATCGACATTGATTCCGTGTGCTTTCATTCGTGCGTTGAATATAATCAACTTGTTGAGATTGTCTGACAATCTTGTGTCCTCTTGATTTGAATTTTTCATTTTTATTCTCCTTTTTTATTTTGATTTGATTGATTTTTGATTCTTTGTTCATAGTCTTTCGGCATCAACTCTCTCCAGTTTTTGTCGATGATTGCGAGTGTTCTTGTTCTTGTCGGTTTCTGTGCAGTCCAGAACGATTCTCCAAAGAACGAGAAGATGTGAACATTCCAGTCTGGTGATTTCTCTGGTGTCCATACTGCTTTGACAACATATCCGTTGACGATGAATTCGAAAGTGACTCTCGTGCATCTTGTCTTCGGTTTCTGTGCGAGAAATTCTTTTTGTTCTCGTTTAATTCTGTTTTTGTATTTTTCAACGTTTTCACCTTTGATTTTTTTATACTTAGTCATTTTTATTCTCCTTTTTTATTTTCTTTTTTCATAGTGTTTATTTATTTAAAAAATTTATTAAATATTTTTTCCGCCTCTTGTTCTGTTTCTGTTTCAAATGGTGCATCAATACCACAACAACCACCACCACCTACATATTGACCTAAAACAGATTCTTTTGCTTTTGCTTTTGTTGTCGCATCAAAACCCGTTCTAACAATAATATCACAAATCAAATATTTAATTTCTTGGTCTGCTAATACTATTTTTAATCTAAATGTTTTCATAGTGTTTATTTTATTTTTTTAGTGTTCTTCTGTAAATCGTTGCATTGACTCGAACGCAGTTTCAAGTTCTTGAATCACTTCGTCAAGTGCATCGTTCGACTCTTCGAACTTCTCTCCTTTCTCTGATTCTTGAATTCCTTCTGGAAGGTTCTCGAACTTCTCTTGTTCTTCTTCCAGAATTTCTTCCATCATTTGTTTTGCGATTTCAACTTGTTCAGTGATTTTCTCGATTTGTTTTCTTATTGCTTTGTTCATTTGATTTGAAATGTGAAGGAGTCACACATCGTGCGACTCCTTCTGGTTAAATATAAATTTTAAGTCCGTAAAGTATTTATGTTGTCAACAGTCGGTTGTCAACTGTGATGTGAAAGTTTCCGTCATCGAAGAGGAATTGAACCAGATTCGATTTGTGGAACTTCTTCAACTCTGTTTCTGCTTCACCTCGAATTCCGAACTCACCGAGTTGAACTCTCAAACTTTCTTTCTCGAATCCTTCTCCGATGAACTCCACGAATCTTGTTGCTGGAACTTCACTGTCCACCAGATGATTGAACAACATATCTTCGAACTCCATTTCTGCATTGTGCAGTGGTGTCAAAAATTTGATGAATTCATTCCGTTTTTCTTTCCACCAGTTTTCTGAAAACTTCTCTGGTTTCTGGAAATCATTGTCAACAGTCGATTGTCTGGTGCGTTCTCTGGAATGACTCAATTCGAAATCAGTTCCGAGTTCGATTTCTCTGCTCTCAATCATTGTGACAATGTCATCCAGTTCAATGTTCCAGTTTTCCAGTTCACGTTCTTGTGCCTCTTCATTTGCAGTCAGATGAACAAAGTTCGTTCGGTGGTTGATATGTCCACAAACTGTTTTCCATTGTTCTCCAGATGTGAATTTGACTTCAATGTTTTGACTGTCACAATCTCTCTGTGTTGTTCTTATTGCTTCAACTGTGATTGCTTGTTTTAAAATTTTCATTTGATTTGATTTTGATTAATATTTCATTTTGTTTTCACCTAAAAAAGCCGACATCATTTACGATGTCGGCTTGTCCTCTTATTTAGAGTCTTGATGATTTGTCTGTGATGTCCTCGTTTGCTTTTATTCGACAGTGCGTCTTGTAGCTTAGATTGGCAGAAGAGTGTTCATCGCACCCAGAGTCAAAACACTTGCAACACTTTTTCATCTTTCTGAACTATGTCTGTTCCAGATTCGTCAAGTGTTCTGACATTACGGTTTTAATACGATGACCGTCAAACGTTTGCCTTGTAACTTGTTGAGGTTCAGTCTGTTGAGTCAGTGTCGAAACACTTAACTCCTTGATTCTCAACGCATTACCAGTAATTTAAAGAACGATTGCCATTTCTTAATGACCTCACAAATGTATAGAAAAAGATATATTACTTCCTAATTTTTTAACAACTATTTTTTTACCTTATAGTAGAAAAAAGAAAGACCACCCCAAAATGAGGTGGTCAATCAAAGCAAAGCAATCGAAATTGCTGGAGAAAAATTGTCTGTTTTTTGAGAGGTCAGTCCTCTGGTTTTCAACGAGTTACAAAAGCAAATCGCTTAACTATTTTTTTCGATGGTCTTATACTACACAACACCGTTCGTTCGTTAAATCGCTTAAAAAGTAGCTTCACGGACGTTTCCGATTTTCGCACTTTTTTGTAAATTGTATAGAAAAAACACCACTTTTTTGTGTGAAATTTCTTTCATTTTGACTGAAAATAAATCAGTCTTTTTTGATTTTTTTATACTTCTCCATTCCTCTTGAACCAAAATACGCAACAATAACTGTCAACAAAAGTGACTCCAAAAGTTGAATATAACTTTCTCGAACTTCGAAATTCCACTCCGTTTTGCTATCGGTGACGATGACAAATGATGTGAACAAGATTAAAAACATCAACGTCAATGGTCGAACATTCTTCGACAACCACGAATCGGATTGCATATCAGATGACCACCTCTTCGACACTTCTTGTGCTTCAATCACATCCAGTTCCAGAAGTTTCAACGCAGTTTCCTTGTCCTCTGGAGAGAGGTTCTTGTCACCTTTGATTGAGTTTCCGATGTTCTTCAGCATATCAACTCCAGTGATGTTTCCGACAAGATTCAGCAAGTCTGGTGCAACACTCTTCGCACCCCTCAAAAAATCACCGACTCTTGTTGTTCCTTTTTTTTCTTTATAATCGCCCATTTCAATAATTTGAATAGTATGTTTTACCACTTGAATTCCTTTCTGCTCGAAGAACGACACCACGATTTCCACCATCCTTCTTGAAGGAAACGTGAACCCACGATGGATTTTCTCTCGTTCCGAATTCAGAAATCAACTGGTCGAATTCCAGATTGTCTTTGATATTATCGAAGATTTCTCGATTGGTTGCACGTCCAGTCTTGTGGTCGTTGTCAAGGTCAAGTGCTTCACCTTTGCAGTGTTGTGATGTTGCAACATACTTTCCACCGATTGTCTTGTACGCACCACCGATTCGCTTGTTCAATTCGTTTGAACGATATCCAGAAGACACGGTGATTGCACCGAGTTCGTCACGCATCGGTTGAAAGATGTTCTCTGCGATTGCTTTCAGATTCTCCAGATGTTCGTCTGTTGGACTGTTGTCGATTCCGTTTCTTGTTGCAGTGTTCGACTTCGTCACTTCCGAGAGTGACAGATTTTTTGATAATTTCTCCATTTTGCTTTGCTTTTTTTGTTAAAATTTTGCGAGTCTGTGTGCTTGTTTCACCTTGTAGATGACAACAGAATCAACGTATTTCTTCATTCCTTTGACTTCCAGATATGTCCATCCGAGTTCTTGTGCAACATCTTGTGACTCTCGCAAGTCCATTTCCAGTCGTAAAAGTCCACGCAGTTTGATGCTATCTTTCGAATGAATTTTCAGAATCTGTTTCTGACTTTCGACTCGAACCTCGTGGACAAAATCTGTGATGACCGTGTGTTTCAAGAACTTTTGCACCTCTTCTTCGTTTGACATCTTGTCATCGAAGACCTTCTCGATGATTGGTTTCAATTTTCTTTCCAGTTCCACGTCTGCACCAGTCTGAAACAACGCAAGGATGTTTCCACCGAACGAAAATGACGCAACAACAACAAGTCCGATTGCATATTTCTTCCATTCTGATTTGATGTCATCTTTGAATGTCATTTTTAACTGTTTTTTTTTAATTATTATTCCTAATATTAATCAAATTATAAATTGAAACAATAAACAATGGCGTGAAACTGATTAAAAATTCGTATGCTTTTGGGTCGCCAGTTTCTAATGCAAATAATTTAAAAATTGCCCAATATCCACACGCCCACGCCAAAGAAAACGATGTATATTTTAAAAATTTTACTAATTTAGTTTTGTTATATCGATGACAATATAGTCCAACCATTATCGATACTCCAGCAACGAATCCATAAATAAATTTAAAAAAAACTAAAATTAATATCTCCATTTTTTATCCTTTTAATTTCATACCCTTTGACGCAAGTAGTAATTCAATACCTTTTAAAGTTTTACCAATAGTCAACAACGTTTCGTCTTGTTTATCGTCTTTTTTTTCTTGACTCTTTTGTGTTGTTTTCCAGATGTGTATTAAAAGAGTAATAGTGATGATAAATAATCCAGTGTATGCACCAGCCATATATTTTAATACTTCGATTCCAGCCTGTGCCGAAATTATTGCGACTTTCATTTCTTCGATTGACATATTTTTTAATTAATGTTCACTTTTATCAACAAAATCTGGAAAATTCCAACAATTAAAACTGTCCATTGTAGATGTCCAGAAGATAGTCTTCTCTTGCTTGTGAGAAGTAAGATTTTTGCTCGAATCCGTCCAATTCATACGGTGAACCGACCTCGTTCGTCAACCACTGCTTGAAGTCTGGAGTGTTCGCACCGATGAATGTGTCCAACATCGCAGAAACGTCCGTGAAGAATGAATCAGTGTCTGTTTTTGTCATTGTTTCTTTCCTTAATTCATCAGAAACAGTTTCACGCATAATTTCAACAATCTTTGAACGTCCAGTGATGTCATCAACGAGTGTTCCTTGTGAAACAATGACAAGATTCTTCCAGTTCCTCTTGTCCACTTCGTCTGAAATGACTCCAGTTCGCAACGAATAAGGTGCGAGAATCAATTCAGATGCGATTTCCTTCTCTTCTGGAGAAAGTCCATTCCAGTTTGAGAAATCGGAGTTCACAATCGCAATCACGAGTTCTTGAATTTTGTTTCTCCAAGTAAAAAAGTTAAAACCGAAAAACGCACCAAGTGAATTCCTTGCAAATTTGAACCAGTCTTCGATTGATGTTCCTTCCGTATATCCAGACGGAATCGGTGCAGAGTCTTCCAGAATTTGAATCGCTGGAATCGGTTGATTGTCTTCAATGTATAGTTTCATAGTTTAATGTCTTGAAAGTTCTTTCCATCTGTTTTGTGCTACGTTATAAAACAGAGTTAATGTTTCATTTTCTTTTATTTTCCTTTCACCAGTTGCAAACAGAAAACGATTGTTCGCAATACTTCCAGAATCGTTGTCTTGAAATTTGAATTCTTTGTCACCAATATTGTGAAATAAAACTTGAACATATTTCGCTGGATTCGGTGCGATTAAGCCAGTCACATCAACGTCATTTGTTGATGCGTCAAGAATCACCAGATATTTCACAACTGCACCACCACCATCAGTGAATCCAGTCGGATTGAAATTGTTTTGGTCAGAGGTTGTTTCTGGAACGGTTAAAACTGCACTGCTTTCAATACAGAAAGAACCACCGATTGTTCCACCACCAGCATCGGAGAACCAATTAATCCAGTCAGAACCAGTCCATTCGTAATAACTTTTATTATTAACATCTTCAACGTTGCACACAACATAAGGTGTCAAATCAGATGCACTTAAAAAGTCCACTTTCAGTTGAGCCATTTCCGAATCCGTGACCTCGACTGTCTTAATCGGATATGGAAGTTCCTCTCGTATGTTTGAACCAGTTGTTTTGAAACTCATTTTTTTATGCTTTTGTTTTTATCATCGCAACAAAATTGTCGAATTGTGTTTTTTCAGACGCAGTCAAACTGTTATAATCAACCGTTGTCGTTGTGTCAACTGGTGGTTGAACTGTTGTGTCAATCGACACCACACAGATTGACGCGACTGGTGTCACATTGTTGTCCGTCATTATTATTGTTTCTTTTTGCATTTTATAAAGTTTTAAAATTGTTATTCAAAATCAGTGTCAACAATCAGACTTGTTCCAGTGATTTGATTTGTGATGTTCACATTTGCGTTTGCGTTTGAACCAAGACTGTGAAAGATTTTGATGTTTGATGCAACAAGTGAACCGACACATTCTGGAGTTCCAGCACCTAAGTCCATAACAATCACACACGATTCGAATATGGTTGTTCCAGCACTGTTTTCCAGTATCACACCAGTCGTTGTTCCGACATCTGTTGAACTGTTCTCCACTCTTCCATCCACCGTCAATTTTGATGTTGTTCCACCGTGTGTCACAGTGTCTGGATTGCTTGATGAATAGATTCCGTTCAATTTAATTGTTGCTTTGTTACTCAACCAAAACGCGATGTCGAACTGACCGTGACCGACCAGTGGAAGATTTCCATTGTTCGTTGCGTTTCCATTGTGTGTCAACGACTTGTCGTGTGTTGCAGTTGACATCTGAATTGCGTGACCATTTCCACCATCAATGTTTCCATTGACTTCAAGATTTCCGCCCATCACAATAACTGCATTGTTCGTTTGTGGATATGTTCCACCGAGAAGATTTGTCCAGTGGACTTTGTCAGATACATTCACAACCACTGTTCCAGTGTTCGCACCATAATCAAGACGAATCGCAGAAAATAATGCGTCACACTGAACAAGTCGTGAATTGATGACTGTCAGTCCAGTGAAGATGTTCGCATTGTTCTTCACATAAATACACGAAGTGATTCCACTTGTTGCACTGTTGAAGATTTCTTCTGCGTTGATTGTGAATGACGCATTTCCGTCAAGGTAGATTGTATGGTTTGTCAAGGTACATTCAATCCTTCCATTGATGTTGATGATTCCACTTCCGTTTTGAAGTCTTAAACTTGCATAAGCAAGAGAGGTCACAGACTTGAATGTCACATTGACAACTGTGTTGGTATTCACTACGTCCAAAACTGAACCGAGTCCAATGTGATTAACGATTGCGTTTCCTTCAATCTCTATAAATTGTTGACCGAACGCACCAGAATCAGTCCAGACAATAGGTGCAGACAGATTCAGAACTGGTTGTCCTATAAAGTGCCATTTCACACCTCCTTTGTGAAGTGTGTTTGCTTCATTGTATGTTCCACCATAGACGAAAATCGTGTCACCAGCAAGTGCAGAATTCTTCGCACCATTAAGTGTCAAGAATGGAAGATGGAAGTCTTCTCTCGCACCAGTTCCGTCATTTCCTAATGGATTGACGAACACAAAGTTTCCTATCGGAAGTGCAGTTGCACCACCACCACCACCAGAATCACAGACTCTGACTGCTGGTTGTCCAGACGGAAGTTCTGCAATCAACAATCTGAACAACTGTTCCCAGCCGAGTTCGTCATTGTTGCAGTCGATGAAATCAGTTTCACACGCCATTTTATATCAAGTTAAAAAAAAACCACACCAGATTGAATTGATGTGGTTTCTTTTGATTAGTAGATTGTTATTTTTTTACAGTGACGCAAGGTTGATTGCTGGTTTTCCACCACCATCAACGATGATTGCTTTCCTCAAAATTTGTTCAAGAGATAAGTTTTTCAAATCACAGTCAAGAAGGTCAACTCCAGAATCAGTGTTGTTCACCACACGAAGTGCCACATCACCATTCGTGTCGATGGTCAAAAGACCTCTGACAAGAACTTCAAGTGGTATCGCTTTAATATCGCAGTTAATAAATTCCATTTTTTTTCTTTTTAAAAGTTAATTATTATAAAGGTGACGCGATTCTTTCTTCTGTGAATTTCTCTTTCCATTCAAGTTTTCCACTGAAAATGATTAAGTCCGTCAACGCCTCTGGAATGTCCATATCCATCATCATTGATGCTTCAATTCCTTCCGTTCCACCGAACAACAATCCTTCAACAGTTTCATACCAGAACAAGTAATTTCCACCACATTCGTTCTGTCTTAAAAATTCGTGATTCGTGATGTTTGTTTCGTCAACTTTATAGTTCACAATGTGAGTCTTCTTTCCAGTCACCTTTCTTCCGAGAGAGATTTCTTTCTCGTCACTTGCTGGAACTGGTTTCGATGCAACAACGTGAAGTGTTCTGATTGCGTCTGCATTTGCAGAACTGTCAGACAGTCTTCCATTCCATTCAACTGCACTTGTCCAGTCTGCAAGAGGATTTCCGATGTTCGTGAAATAAAGTTTTCCGATTTGCGCACCGTTTGTTTCTGGATTACATTCATCATTTTCAGTTGTTCCAAGTGTTGCAGAACAACCAGTCGGACACACTGGAAGTGCGAACGCAGTTGTGACACCAGTTGCGATTTCAAAGAAATCAAGTCCGAACAAAAATGAACACATTGTTCCGATTGTTGCAAGACTAAATAAAAATATTGTTGACTTTTTCATTTTATTAATTTTTTTAGTTTTCGAATTTATTTAGCAAAAGAACGAAGAATTTCCGTGCGTGTCAAGGACACAATGTCTTTAAAAATTTAACACAGACCAGTTCCACAATTCGCAATCTCTCCGAATCCATAGTCACAGTTATTTGACAGAGCAAGAATTCTGATTTGATAGTTCTCTTCGCAAATCAATCCAGTGATTGTTTGACCAGATGACAAGTCCTCTGATGTGAAAATTCCAAATAGTGTGTAAGTGAATTGACCACTCACTCTGTAATAAACATAGCCAGTGACACCGACTGGAATGAATCCTTCGATGTCGATTGTTGACGATGAATTTCCAACACACTCAACAGAAGAGAATTTCTTCCATCCGATTGAAACAGATGTCCACAACCAGAGTCCAGAGTTTGCCACTTCAAGAATGTTGACAACAATGTTCTCTGTCGGTTCTGTGTATGTCCACGTTCCTTCAACAGTGAAACACGCAATCTCGTTCAGATGGTCGAACCATCCACCAACACCAACACCAGAGAGAATCAAGAAACAATCACCGACTGATGGTGGTGTTGATTCAACCAGACTCTGTTCACTTGCGTCAACGATTCTCTGGATATCAAATGAAGAAATCAAACACGCATCCTTGTCAAGTTGTTGACAACACGCAGTGTCAATGATATCATCGACCAGAGAGAATTTCAGATTCACTTGTGCATAGCAACCAGTCGCAATCCAGTCTGATTCCACATCGAATGAATCATTGTCGATTTCTCTCTCTCCTTGATATTGACTGAACTCTGTCAACTTGTTCGAGAACTCCAGTGGAAACGTGATTGAAACTGTGTCGTGTTGTGTTGCAAAAACGAAGAGGTCAACGATATATTCTGGAACACTCAATGTGTCCAGTTGAAAGACTTTCGATGTTCTGGAGAAAATCAATTTCTCGTTGCCGAGTCCGTCTTCTTCTTTCGTGTTTTTGGTTTCATAATCTGGTTCACCGACAAGAGTGTCTTCACTGAAATAATATGTTTGACCGAAAGACAAATCACTGAATGGAATGTTTCCAAGATTGCACGAATTCGTGAATTTTAGTTTGTGATATTTATTGTTTACTGGATTGAAGTCACGGACATCAACGAGTTCACTCAACCAGAAACCAGTTTCTGTTGTCACTGGAAGTGTTGGAAAACTGACCTTGATTTGTTGCAGTCCACACGGAACATCTTCAATCAAAAATCCATTGTATATCAAATATGTTTCGTCACCAATATCGGACAACTGGAATCCATTCAGAGTTTTTTTCCACTCTCCGTTTCTTGCTTGATTTGTTTCTGTTGATTCGTCATCCTTTCTCCACGCATAAATGAAACCTTCGTTCGTGACATTCATCAAATCACCATCGAACAACACCAGTTGACCACTCTGATTCCATCCAACACCATTCCAAGTGTATAGTTCAACTGGAAGAATTCCATCGTCATAATAGTACACATCACCGATTGTCGGTGGTGTTGGTTGTGTTGCAATCAACACGAGGTCAGACGCACTGAACACGAATCCATTGATTGTGAAACGGTAGTCTGGAACAATGGTCTGGACATTCGTTCCGTCTGCACATTGAATCTCGAAATCCATCGGTGTTGACAGTTCGATTTTCAACAATGGATTTTCTGGAATCTTGATTCTCAAAATGAAAGATGGAAGATGATTTCTGTCTGTTATTGTTCCAAAAAAACAATCACGAACACACTGTTTCTTCTGAAAATAGAATGGTGTTTCTGGTGTTGTTCCAGCAACATAAGTCAATGGAAGTTTATGGAATGGAAGTCCAGTTGTGACTGGTGTGATTTTGCTCATTTTTATTCGTATTTAAGTTTTAATTCGATTGTGTCTGATTCAAAGTCAATTTCTGCACTTTCGATTTGACCTTCTCCGAGAGTCGTTCGAACGAGGTCAATCGCATTGAAGACAGTGTCACAACAAAATGGAATTTTGAATTTCTTTTGTTTCTTGAAGAACTGTGAACTCTCGAAGTTCGTGAAATTTCTGTTCATATTTCCGAACGGAAGGATTCTGTTGTATCGAAGAAACCTATCTTGAAGAACTGAAATCGACATCGGTGAATTCAGAATCGGAACTCCAGTGATGATTCCAGCATTTTCGATGACATTGTAGTCAACACCGTCAAATGTGTTCGCAAGAATCACGAATCCTTTGTTTGAAATATCGGCTGGATTCGTCTGGATATATTTCAAATCTGTTGTCAATTCCTTGAACTCTTCTTCTTTGGTGTCTTCGTTCACGCAAAGACTGTACTCTCCAGAGAAGTCCTTGTATTCGATAGGAAATCCGACAAACTCTGCGTTCTGTTCTTCCATCCATTTGAATTCCTCGATTCGAGCCATTTCAAATTTGTCATAAGAAAACTGTCTTCTGAAATCTGCGAACTCACTTGACGGAAGAACCGTTGTGTCAAGTCCGACAGTTCCGATGAATCGACTGATGTGTTCGATGTGAAGTTCACCATCAATCACAATGTAATAAACCTCAATTTTTCGCATCCATTCTGTGAATTCTTTCCACGTCAAATTTCCGATTGTTGCGTTCTCCGTTGCGTTCGGATTCTTGATGTCCGACTTCTGGTGAATGGTCAAATAATTGTACTCTGTCGGTCTGTTATAAACATAATGAAACAATGATGGATTCAATGGATTCCACTGGAAGAAGTCAGAACGAATTGTTGTGATTTCTGGACAGATGGATGACACAAGGTCTTCGATGACATTCTTCAAGAGTCTTCCGTTGTCATATTCCACATCCTTACCAATAACCCACCACCACGAATCAGAGTGCAATTCATTACACGGTGCAATCAGTTGATAATTAATAGGTTCAATCGGACATCGTTCTGTCAAGTGAAGTTGTTCAATTCCAGTCGCGCCATTCATATCAACAACAACAGATGTTCCGATGTTTGAACCAACGATGAAACAAGGAGAATCAACCGTCCACGAATATTGACAACCGTCACGAGGTGTTTCGGCATAATAAGTTTGGACACCAGTCGGACACACTTCGAGTGGTGATATAATAGGCAAAGAAGAAGGAAACGGAACAATGGTGATTGCACCACCAATGGACGGACATCCAGAAAGGAAACCACCTATTCCAAAGGATGACGAAACTCCATCGTGAATCGCAGTTGTTTTTCTTCTTCCATCTGGAAGAACGATTGACGTTGAAGAACTTCCGTTCGACACGTTCATCGGAATATTGAATCCGATGACCGTTCCAGAACCACCAGAGTATGTGTTCGGAGTGATGACATCTGGAATGTTGTGGATGCACAATCCAGACGGAAGAAGATTCCACGACACCACATCAATTTCAAGTGTTGCAAGTGGTATCGGTGCGACTGCGCACGGATTCGTTTCTTGACATTCGATGTCACGATTTGAAAAAGCATTTTGAAACTCAACAATCAGAATCGGTGTTCCTTGTCCAGAAATGATTGACATATCAACCGCAACTGTCCACGTATAGGTTGAACCGTCACGAGGATTTTCAATGTAGTATGTGGACTGAAATGGAGTCTGTCCGAATGGTTGATGAAATTCGATGATTCCTCTGATTGTTGGAACTGTCAACGTGGTTGTCGGATTCATCACAAAATCAGTTGTGACCACATTCGGATTGATTGACTCACATTCATCATTGTCGATGACAAGGTCTGGAAGTTCGTCTGAACACAGACATCCACCTTCTGCAATATCAATCAACGGTGGTGGTGCGAGTGCTGGATTTCGAACCCATATCGCAGTGCCGAATTGATTTGACTGGTCGTGATATAACAACCAACCACCAGACGGTGCAGTCGGATTTCCACCGACAGAGATTGTCGTTGTCTTCTCTCTGAACCAGATTTGAAGTTCGTCTTCTCGTTGAATGTCTTCTTTGACAATGTTCACACGGTCTTGATGTGTTGACAGTGCTTGTTCATTGTTGTTCATTAGAAGACAATTCAATGGATTCGTTCCGATGTTTTCAATTTCCGTTGCGACTTGTGTGTCCATATCAATCGACCAGACACGATGGTCTGTTCCGATAGGATTCGCAGAACCAGAAACAAAGATTCGTTCAATTCCCGCACTCATAAATACTCCACCACCTTGTGAAAGAAAGGTGACTGGAATCGTGAATGAATAAAATCCAGAAGGATTTCCGACAACTTTTGTGTCGAGCCACGAAACAGAATCAATGACAGAAACCATTGAAAACAAGAACCATCCATTTTCGATTTTGTAGTGTTCAAGAATTGGTGTTCCGATAGGTGTTGAATTTATCACTGACCAAACTTCACGATTTATCAGATTGATTGCGATTTGAACTCCGACTGGATTTTCGTCATCAAAAACAATCCATTCGTTTTCTCGTGCGAAATATCGACAGTCACCATCATTGTCACGCAAAAGAATGTTCTCGAAAGTTGTGTCATCACGATTCTGGAGAAACATTGATTCATCGTCAATATTGAACCAAGTGATGAAACCATCTTCTGAATATAAGAATTTTAAATCCACAACAGTTTGAATCACAGTGACAATGAAGTTCGATGGTGAATATCTGTTCAATTCATTTGAAGTCGTGTTGTGATATACGAGAACCCCTTCACCATAACTGATGTTGAACACTGTGTTTCCAGTGATTTGTTCAGTGTATGTTGAAATGACTGGAGTGTCCACCGTTCTTGTGATTCCAGTTGTGAAATCATACGCGAACAGAATGTTGTTGTCATCATAATAGAACGCAAATTTGTCATCACCTTCGTCATCGTCTTCAATGTCGAACCAGAGAATGTCGTTCGGATGATTTGCCACGATTGTCAGAAGTGTGTTCGTGTCTGGTCGATATACTTTGAAATCACGCAGTGCGTTCGTTGTGAATCCGACCATTCCAGAATCAATAACCAGAGTCGATTGTGCGTCCAGTAAATTGAAACCGAACTGTGAACTGTCTGCGAACCGATAAAACTCCAGAGAGTAAACGTCTGGAACTCCAAACAATCGTCATAATCATCACCAGTGTTTTGATTGAAGATTGTCACTTGTGGTTCTGGTGCGTTGATTGGTGTCTTCTGGAAGAACTTCTTCCATCCACCAGTTCCGTCACAAGGTAAATTTAACGCACTTAACCAGTCCGAGTTTCTACATTGTATAAAATCAAAATTGTTTTGAACTGGAGAGAACACCGTCACTTCTGGCGCAGAATTTAAGATGTTGAACTTCTCTCCTTTGTTCTCCTTTAGGCAACTGTATTCATCCACCAGATTTTGTTTTGCTTTTATGGTGCATTGGTCAAGGTCGAAGTCACAATCATTCATCGAGAATTTTCCGATGTGTTCCACTGTCCACGTTCCATCACAGTTCTTCTCTGTGACAATGTATCGTGTTGCACAACGAATCAGAATGTCATTGTTGATTTCATTGAAGAAATCGAAGTCGTTGACCTCTGTTCCATTTTCAACATAGTTCGTGAACAAGAATCCACCTTTCTTGTCTTGACGATAAAAAACTTCTTTCTTGTCCTTCTTCCATTCATACGCCTTCGAACCGAGTGGAAAGACTTCTCTCCAAGTTGAACGGTCTGCGTCCAGATTCGTGGTGTGATAAAATCGCAGTTTATTTTGAAACATCGTCATCCGTGTATTTTATAAAAGTTCGAGTGTTGTTCTTCTTGTTTATTTCCCAGCGTCCAGAAGGAGTTTCAACGATTTGAATTTTTGACATTTCGTGGTCTTTCAGTTCAGACAGATTCTTGTCCACATTCTTCATTGAATCTTCCATCGTTTTGTTCTGTCCAGATAGAACGATTAAATCTTGTTGATGAATGATGTTCGCACGTTTCTGGATGCGTGTTCCGATTCCTTTCTTCATTGACACTCCAGTTCCTTCCAGAAGGTCGAGCAACAAATCTGATGGATGTCTTCCGTCATTCAGACCGTGTGTGAAATCTGCGAACAGTTCTCCGTGTTTAGATGTTGCACCTCTGGAAAGGATTCCGAACTTCTCTCCGTCCTCAACTTCCAGATGGTCGAGAAACTCTTCTCCACCGTGAATGTGTCTGCGTCCTTGAATCATTCCAGTTTTGTCACCGACTCCACCTTTTTCAGCACTCGCACCACCAGACTTGATTTTTGAAAACGCACTTGAACGCATCGCGAAAAAAGACGCAACCATCAACGCAACTTGTGTGATTCCTAAAATTTGACCGATTAATGGAATAGTCGAGAACCCTTTCAGAACGTTCGCACTCGCGGTGATTAATGAACTTGCTTGAATAGCGGTGTCCAGTGCGAATTGTTTTTTCGCGAGTGACTCTTGTTTCTTCAACTCTTGTTGACGTTGTTTCTCCAGTGCTTCAAGTTCTTGTCGTTTTCCTTCGACATTAGATGCGAACCCTTCTTCATTGAGTGCCAGTTCTGACTCGAGTGCTTCTTGTTTGTTCTCGATGTCTTCGTCAATTCTTTCCAGACGTTCTTCACTTGCTTCAAGTTCAGCGTCAAGAATCTGTGTCAATCCTTCTGTGATTTGATTTGTGATGTCATTCAGTCTGTCTTTGATGTCTTCAAATTCATCGTCTGTGACACCTAAAAATTCAGCCATTGAAAACGTTGCTCTCTGTTCTTTCAGTTTGTCACGTTCCTTCTGTGCGTCATCGACAAAGTCTTTCAGTGCGTTTTTCTGGTTGTCCAGAGAGTCCAGTTGATTTTGTTCCTCTGGTGTGATTTTTCCGTCTGCTTGTGCGAGTTTCTTTTTTAGTTCGATTTCTTCTTCAATCAGTGCGATTCTCTTGTTCGCACCTTCTTGTTCAATTCGCAACAACTCTTCTTGTTGCCACAACGCGAAATCTTGTTCTGACATTCCGTTGTTCTCCATATTTTTGATTGAACGTTCGTTTGCCTCTTGTTCAATGTCAATGGTCTTGTCTAATGTTTTAATCTCTGCAAGTTCTTTGTCTGCGTTGAATTTTGCAATCGCAGTCAATTCGTCTTCTCGTGCTTTCTGTTTAAGTCCTTCAAGTTGTTTCAACTGTTCTTCTGTGAACTCGAATTCCTCTCCACCGTTTTCCTCGATGATGCGTCCTTGTTCTTCGAAAGATTCTTTCAAGATGTCAACTTGTTTCTCTGCGTTCTCTCGAATCCTTTTGAACTTCTCTTCACCTTCCAGACCTTCCAGTTCGATTTTGTCTGTGTCTGCTTGAAGTTTTTCTGTCAACTTCAACAAGTCTGCGTGTGCTTTCTCCAGTGCTTTTTCTCTGGACTCTGCGTCTTTCTTTGCTTTCTCTTGTCCTTTCCTATTAGCAACATCTTTCTTCTCTGCAAGTTCTTGTGCGTTCTTCTCTTCAAGTTCTTGTGCTTTGTCAGATGCGTTCTTGTCCAGAACTGCAATCTCTTCCAGAACCGTTTTGTTCGCTTTGAACTTCTCGATTAAATTCTTCGCAACAACTGTGTTCAACATTCCTTCTGCTTTGAGGACTGCAATCTTTGACGCAATCGTTCTCTGGTCATTTATCAGATTGTCTTCCAGATTCTTTCTTTGTGCGTCACTCAACGTTGCAAGTTGTTTCAACAATGGTTGTGTGTATTTTTCATCCAGAAGTTTCGCAGTTCGTTCTCCAGCGATTGCAACTGAATCGAATCCATTCGACAACTGCAACCACAATTCTTTTGCACTTTCAACAAGTTGATTGAAAGAATCTGAAATTGACTTGATGACAACTTGCATCACTGTCGATTCTTTAACGAACTTAACCGTTGATTCAATAATTGAAGTGTATGCGTCAATTATTAAACCGAGAACGAATCCAAGAATTTTAAAAGAAATCTTCAATGGAAGAAGACTTGCGTCCATCAGACTGAAACCTTCACCAGCACCGAACACTGCGACTTTCAATTCTCCGAGTGCATCGAACAACGGTGTGAACGCATCTGTCAAGGTGTGCCATAAGTCGATGAAAGGTTCAAGAAATCCAGTCAACAAGTTTGTTCCGACAGTTTCCAGAACTGTGAAAAACTGTGTTCCAGAATCGTCATCAAATAGTTTCGACAATTCGTTCTGTGCATTTGCAAGGTCTTTATTTGCTTTCAACGATGCTTGTTGTTCTCTGGTCAGAACATTGGTGTCATCAATTAAGTCCTCGACACTTCCAGAAATGTCAGTCAGTGATTGAAGATATTTGATTCCAGCGTCTTCACCAGCGCCACCGAAAACATCTGCGATGACCGTCTGCAAGTCCTTCGCTGGAATTGTTGAGTCATTCATTTTTTCAGATATTCTCTCCAGTGCTTCGACAGAGGACAGAGAACCGTCATTGATTCCACCGAATATTTCATCCGTGAAAGATTTTCCGAACGCGTTTTCGAGTGCTTCTTTTGTTCCATCGGTTTGTTCTCTGATTCGCAATCCGAATTCTTTCACCACGTCAATTCCTTTGTCACTGAACACACCTTGTGTCGCACTCTTGTTGATGATATTGAAGAGGTCATCTGCGTCACCACCAGCGACCGCAATCTGTGACGCATATTCTTTTGTCTGTTCGATTAGTTCTTCCGTGTCACCAGCAACGCCCAACGCACCAGAGGACAGTTTTGCGAGTGCCTCTTCTTGTGTCAATCCGAATTCTTTTGATAATACATTTGCCGACTTGATGACTTCGTTGACATCAATGTCGAACGTTTCTGCGATTGCTTTCGCACTGGTCACAACACCGTCAAGACCTTCACCAGTCAGACCAGTCAATGTTTGAACTTCTCCACGAAGTGTTCTGAACTCTCCGACAGTTTCAATCACTGCACCACCGATGGCGATGATTCCACTGATGATTGCTTCAACACCGAACGCAATTCCGAATCCACCAGCGATGTCCAGCATTGAACCGAACGCACCAGAACCAGATTCTCCAGCGTCTTCCATCGCGTTTCCGAGTTCATCGAATCCAGTCTTTCCAGCGTTCACCGTTTGATTGATTTGTTTCTCTGTTTCTTCAATCTTCTTGTTGAACTGTTTAATGGACTTTGTGTCGTGTGCTTTATCTCTTGACCGTTTCAACTGGTTCAATTCCTTTTGCATCTTCTCCACAAGTCCGAGTGCTTGTTTCTCTTCGTTGTTGGTTTCATTAATCGAGTCACCTAATTTGTCAGATGCTTTCGCAGAATCCTTGAATCCTTTCTGTGCAGTTTCGTTGAATTCATTTGTTTCAGTTTTCAATTCCGTCATTGAAGTTGACAACTGTTGAACATCGTTCACAAGTGGTTGTGCGTCTGCACTAAGTTTCAGAGATACATTTGCCATTTTATTTCTTTTTTATTTTCTTGTTCTGTGTGTTTTCGTGTACCACCATCAAGTTGAAGAACTCGAACACCTCTGTTCTCTTCAACGCATTGAATTCGGTTTTTTTCTCTCCACCAATAATCCAGAACAACTCATTCCAATAAAGTCGAACACTGTTCACCTCTTGTTTCTTTGTCTTTGGACTTAAATCAACTATTTTAGTTCTGCGACTGTTGTCTGATTTTGAGAAATATTTCGGATATATTCCTTGTAATTCTCCTTTAAGCCACGCACCATATTGACTGCCAACCGAAAAAAACTGTGATAGTCAATTCCTTCCAGATTCCAGTCGTTGATTTTGTCTTCAAATTCTTTTTCGTCAATTCCTCTTCTGTCTTCTCCTTCACGATTAATAAAACAAGCACAATACCACATCACTGGATGTCTTCTGTCTTCGAGGTCTGCAACACTTGTCAACATATTCTGGACAAGAACTGCACTGTCAACGAAGTTTGACTTGTTCAAATTTTCTTTCAACTTCTGCAAGTTCTTGAAGTGGTGTTCATAGTTGAAACCGAACGACAATTCAATTTCAAGTTCTTGCATCTTTGCGAAACGTTCAGATGAAATTTGTGGTTCAACGAAATACTTCTTTCCATTTGCTTCAAAAGTATTATCACCGAACTTCAATTCCTTCAACTTCGTTCCATTTTTTGTTTCTGTTTTCTCTTCTTCCATTTTTATATTTGCTTTGCTTTTGCTTTGTTAAATTCCACCGACCTTCTTGTGAAGGATGTGAACCATCAAGACCGTCAAACTCACGAATCCGAAATGAATCATCACATTGTAGTTCTCCAGTCCATAGATGTCCAGATACAACCACAATGACAGTTGTCCAGAATTACAGTGAACACAATCCAGAAGAGGTTTTTTCAACCAACGAGTGACAAGAGTCTTGTCAAAGATAGGACTCACAACTCGATAGATTGCACCACCGACCATTTCTGCGTCCAGAAGTACATTGATGTACACGAACGAAATTGACGCGATTAGAACGCAGTAAAATAAGAAATAAAATACTTCAACAACTTCCATCATTTTTTTTGTTTTTAAGTATCATTACATTCATCTAAAATTCCGACCACAAAATCGTCAATACAATCTGCGTTCACTCTGAAATCAACCACGATGTCAAGTGCGAAATAATCAAAAGGGTACATCAAGAACTGTGTCTGTTTTTCATCGAACGTGTATCTTCCGAAAATCGCTGGAGTCTTCGCAACTTCTCCAGCCACTTGAATCCTTGCTTTGATGTAAAGTCCATCATTGAACCTTTTGTTCGTTCCGAGTGCTTTGATAATATTTGCAACAATCAACGGTGTGATTGAACACTGATTCGTTCCGAGTCTTTTTTGTGACAACCAACACACCAGACGTGGACGTGCTTGAAAGATGAATTCGTTTCTCTCTTGTCCTCGAAAGGTCACACCACTGATGTCCTCGAAATAGATGACAGAACGTTTCTTTGAATCTGGAACAAGGTCTGACAATCGACTGGTGTTGTCTGCACAGTCCTTTCCAGTGACATCACACGCAACTGGAAACTTCTTGATGAACGTTCCCTTGTCACTCTTCTGGACATCTTGAACGACTTGAACAAGTCCAGCGATTTTGTCAACATACGGTTCACCGATTAGTCTGTTTTTTAATATTTCACAAATGTCATAAATCATTTTTATAGATATTGATTTGCAAGTGTTTGAAGTCTGGTGTCAACGATGATTGACAAATCATCAATTTCATCTTGATTCGGTTGAAGGATATCGCCATATCTTGCAGAGTTGAAAAACAACTTGTCTTCTGATTCATTGTCTTTTGAACTGACTGTGACGATTGCGATATTCTGTCCAGACTTCACAGAGGTCAGTCCGATTCCTTTCCACATATTTCCAGTAAATGTCAAATCAACGTGGTCAGTCTGCAAGTTGTTCGCATTTCTCCAGTCCTTGTAGGAAATACCTTCACCAGCGTCAATCTGTTCATCAATGTATTTGTCTGCACTCGCAACCAGTTTCTCTGTCTTTGGTGATTTGTAGAAAAACGCTGGAATATCTTTCTCCGAATATGGTGTTCCACCTTCGAACTTCAATGGTGCGTTTTGTCCATCCAGTCCACGTTCTTGAATTCGGTCTTGAATGTCAGTCTTCATTTGCACTGCACCTTCCGACATAATCACTGGAAGTTCGTTCGAGAACACGTTCAAGAACTGGTCAAGGTTGTTCAGATATTGTTCGATTGAAAGACTCATTTTTTATGTCAAGATTGATGAACGGTTGATTCTCTTGTCACCACAAACAAGACAATCGTTTGATTCAATGTCAATGGTGTCTGATATGTAAACAATCCGTGTTCTGAATTCTGTTCGATAGTGGTTTCGTTTTCCCCATAATCGTTCTTTGTCCAGCATTGTGAATCGGTTGATTTCACCAGACGCAAGAATGTCTTCAATCAGAATCTCTCCAGCCTTGAATCGTATTGCATAAGCCATTGACAACGCAACACCATCATTCTCGAAGTCCAGTGAATCATTTGAATCACCACCACAAATGATTTCGGCAGTGTTGCAGACCATTGAAACATCAATCGCAAGACCGTTTGCGAATCCATTGGTGTTCCAGTCTTCACGTTCTGCAATCACATCACCTTGAATTCCTTCGACTGTCATCCACTCTTCGAAGTTCTCTCTCCTTCTGCAACCACAAGTCACCTTGTTGTCCAGTGGATTGAATCCAGATGGTTGATATACGATTTGATATTCGAGGTCTTGATATCCTTCACGATACAATGGGAGTTCAATCGGAGTCAACGGATTTTCAGTCGCAGTTCCAGTCACTGCGTTCACGTTCAAAATTGAGTGCAACGGTGTCGGTGTAATATTGTCATAGATGAAAACATCGAATGAAACATCTGTGTCCATCAATGTTGTGATTCCTTTCAGAGTCAAGACAGAACCTTTGAACTCTCGTGGATTGATTCGAAGACCAGTCCACGTTGTTGGAATGGTGTTCACTGTTTTATATTTTAGTTGACCGATTAATCCGTTGAACGATTTCCGTCCAGTTCTTTGAGTCAAAAGGATTGATGAAATCAAATCGGTTCTGAAATTGGTGACTGCGTTTGTGATTGCTTTCTCCATTTTCAACCAGATGTTTCCTTCTCCACACTCCACATCAGACGCAAGAGTTCGCAGATTCAATCCTTCAAGTTCGTCAAGATACAGTCCAGAGTTCGACACATCGAAGTCCACTGGTCTTCCATCGTCATAACACACACATTCATTCAGTGACAGTCCGATGATATTGTTCAAGCAATTCAAGTCATCCATTTGTTCAAAATTTTATTAGCAAACTTAAATAAAAAAAGACCGTCAAACAAATGACGGTCTTGATTTTTGACATTGTGTCTTCTCAACTATTATGGTGCTTCACCACAAGTGAAAGAAAGAACTCCAGTGTTCGTTGTGTCACACGCACTTGTCGGATTCTGGAACACATCAAATCGTGCGATGAATTTATACTTGTGGAATATGTCCGAACCAGAACATTCCGTTTTGTATATTACATCATACGATATATTAGGCAAATACTGTGATGGTGTTGACCATCGAATCACATTTGCACCGTTCAAGATTTGTTCTGGTGTTGAAGGATATCTCACTTTTGACACAAGTGCAACTGCACTCTTGTCAATCAAGAAAGTTTTCTTCGCACCAACAACAGACTCGACATTGAATAAATCAAAATATTTTCTGATTGAATTCAGCATCGGTGCTTGTGAACCTTGATTCGCGTTTGCTTGATTATATCCAGCCATCCAAGTTTGTTGGAATAAGTTGTCACCGTCAAGAATATAAACATCTTGCGACTTGTTCAACACAGAAACTTGAGCTAAATAAGCCATAATTTCTGCAGTCCAAAAAGACGCAGAAACGAATGTGTCTGTTCCGACAACGTTTCCAAGTCCAGTCGTGTAAGGATTCACTCCAACAAAGGAATCAATCTTCGCAACAACAGTTCTTGCAATCTCTTCGTCAAGACGTTTCAGAGAGTTCATCCATCCTCTTGCAAGAACTTCTTCTCTTGAAAAACTTGATGTTCTGAACGTCAAATCTTTCACAACGAATTCAGTTTCCTTGCAGATACTGATTGTATAATCTTCGCACGTTGCTTCGGCTTCACTTCCAGTGATTGTACATTCATCCGTGCAATCAGTAACACCACCAGCACAGTGGTCAATCCATTCAACACGAACAGTGTTGTCCTTCATTGAATCTTTCAATTCAACAAATTGAGCAGTTTGTTCGGTTAAGACCGCGAGTGCGGAATTAGCTTGTGGAGTGTATTGTTTTTGAACTACACTGTCAGCCCACATTTGTTCCATCTTGTTTTTAACGACAACTAAGTCGGCACAAGAAAAATTTCCTTCTGGCATTTTTTTACGTTTTAAGTTATTAACAAAAGTTTATTTTGTCCGACTTGTCCACGCGTTTGTGATTGCGGTCTTCTCTTCGAGTGAGTTTGCACTATCCATCAAAGACATAAATTCACCATCCGTTTGTGGTGTGACCTTGTTCCAGTTCCACGACTCCGTGTTTGCGAAATCATTTGAACCAGTTCCAGAGTCAACACCTTGTCCACCAGATGACGAACGTGCAGTCTGTTGATGTAAGTCAAACAACTTCTGTGTGATATCTGAAACCATCGTGTCAAACTTTAATGGAACACGGTGTGCGTCTTCCATCGTCTTTCCTTCTTTGTCCAGAACAACGATTCTGTTGTCTTGAACCTCGAAGTTGTGTTGACCGATTTGCGTCAATATCAACTGACGTTGATTGTGTGCTTTGTTGGAATCTTCCGAAAACACTGGATTCAAACTCGAAATGACTTTCATCGCTTCTGAATTTACGACATCCATTGTCTTGTTCCGTGTGATTGATGTTTCAAGTCCAGTGAACTTTTGTGACCACTCTTGTTCGACATCGGATTTCTCCTTCATCAAACGGTCTGTCATATCCAGATAAACTGGATGTTTTAGAACTTGATTGTCGGTCACACTTCCATCACCTACATTCAAAGATTCGACCTTGCTCTGCACAACTGCGTTGATTAGTTCAAGACCTTTCAATTCTGGATTGTTCACCTTGAATTCTGAACGAACTTGATTCTCGAAATTTCCGAACACCTCTTGTTTTGCTTTCGCGTAACCGTTGTTGAATCGTTCTGTCAACAATCCTTCGTCATTGGTCTTTAAACCTTGAACTCTGGTTGCGTCCAGTTCGAGAAGTTTGTCCAGTGCATCTGGTTTGAACTCTCCTTCTTCTGTTTTTACAAGTTCAGATAACTTGCTTTCGTCAATGTTTAACGTTTTCGACAAAAACGCAGAAAATATCTTCTCCATATTTATTTGCTTTTATATTACAATTTTGAATCATCCTTCTTCTCCGTTGATTTTTTCGGAGTGGATGACTTTGTTTCTTCTGCAATTTTCGTGTACTTTGATTTTATTCGACTTCCGTTCGGGAGTTTGTCAAAATCAGAATTTGAAATTGTTGCACCACTTGTCTTGTTGATATACATTGTTTTTAATTTTATTAGTTAGACAATTATTTTAATTCGTTGATTCTTTTTTCACCAGCACGAATCACAGTCACTCGTTTTTCTCCTTCAACAAATGACTTCACCTCTTCAATCGTTTTCATTTCCTTGATGGATTTCATCGCAGAATCAACGTTCATTCCATCGTCATTTGAACGAGGAACATTCGGATTCAAGTCTTGTGAATTTTCTGCGTTCTGTGTTTTTTCTCCACCAGATTTTTTCTGTGCTTCTGTCGGAATCACAGTCCATCCGTTTTTGTTTTCTCCGAGAAGTTTCCATCCGATTTCCGAAAATTCTTTTTTTATTCCGTTTCTTGATGCAATTATATTTGACATAATTTTTTCATTTTTGTTGTTGATTTGAATAGCAAATGTAAGGTAAAAAAAAACGAAATTCAAAATTTTATTTTCTCAATGTTGAAATTCTTTTTTAATGGAATGTTAAATTCCTAACAAATCACCTCTGGATGTCAAGACCACAAAGACATTGACGAACTCTGGTGGTCTGTTGTGGTTACGCTATGGAACACCGTTCGTTCATTAGAACGCATTAAAACGAGAACTGGAGTGTGTTTGAGTTTTGACCTTGATTCAGACAATTATTCTGTTGAATCGAGAATCGCAGATTTTTGTTCTGAATCTACCGACAACCAGAATTCAGTTTCGGTTTCCTTTCTCCTTTGACTTTGACCAGTTTTCCGTCCTTGTTCAACGTCAAATCTTTCCGTCTTCGTGCAGTGATTATGTTCGAAAGATATTGCGTGGAGTGTCTGCAATTATATCCACCCAAGTCAATCAACGGATTGTAGTTCTTTGTCTTTCCTTCGAATCGAAGTGATTGCCACTTCTCTGCTTCTTGCACTGTGAAGATTTGTCCGTTCCTCTGACAACAGAATTTCCGTGTGGTTCGAATCTTTCCACCAGCATACTTGAACGCATCCATTCCGATTGCGTCTGCGTAAAGACCAGACTCGAATCTGTCGATTTGTGAATAAGTATCGTAAACGAATTGACGATAGTTCGATTGCAACTGTCCTTGAACTTGCTTGTTGCCGACTGTCAATGTCTGGACTGCTTCACGAAGTTGACTGAATCCTTGACCACTGGTGATTGCATCCGTCACCATTGTTTTCAGTTGACGTTTCTGTCTGTTGTCTGTCAAGAACTCTGCGAGGAATCCACCTCTCTTCAATTTACCATCAGAGTTCAGACCGAGTCGTGTGAAGATTCCTTTCTGTGCAGAATCTTTGATTCCTTTGAACTTCTTTGCGTTCGGTTCAAATATTTTGAAATAGGATTCATTCAACGAACCGATTTTCTTGATGTCGTTCACATAGTCTTTGACCAGATTCGCATTGATTCTGGATTCAAAGGTCTTGAAGATTTTGTCGATTGCTTGTGTCAATGTGATATTCTTTCCAGATGACACAATCTTTCCGTCTGATGTTTCGAGTTTGTCCAGAAAGTCTTTGAAGATTAAGTCGAGAAGTTTCTTCTCTGCACCAGTCACCTTCTTTTTTAGAACGGATTCACGGTCTTCAAGAAACTTGTCTTTCCGTTTTTGTATCTTGTCAAAATCAGCCATTCAACGATTCTGGTTTGTCAATCAGAATGTCTGCGATGTCTTGTGTGAAACCAAAGATTTGAACGAGAAGTTCTTTCGCAGAACTTTCAGTCATTTCACCTCGTGCAACTGCACTGTTGATTCCGATGATTGCAGTGATTCCACCGACTGTTCCTTTCAGTTTTGCTTTTGCCTCTGCTTCAATATCAACTGGAGTCGCAATCTCTTCTGGTGCAACATCTTCACCATCTTCAACACCGAACATCACGGACGCAGTTTCGTCAAGTTCTTCTGTTCTGATTCGTTCTCGATATGCTTTCACCTTCTTGTTGAGTTCCTCTTCTCTCTTGTCGAATGGAAGGTCAAAGAAGTTCTTCTGTTCTGCGATGAATTCTTTCTCCAGTTCAGTGATGATTGATTCAAAGTTCGCGTATAAAATTTTATCATCCTTTGGAGTCAGTTCGGAGTTCATCACCAGTTGAATTTCCATCGGTGATTTTCCTTTGAACGGAATGTGTTGTTGTTTAATCTTGTATTTCTTCAAGGACTCTGGACTGTTCGCATAGATTTTGACTGCGATGTCTTGTGCGATTTCTGTCTTCAAGAACTCTGGTGCGTCACTGTTCTTCGCCTCTGTCAAATCATTCAACAGTGCGTTCACCGTTTTCATCTTGAAGTCCTTTGGAAAGTTGTGTCGAACTATCAGACCACCTTTGTTCGTGTCTGTGAATGTTGCAGAGAGTCGAACCATCTTCTTCCAGACGGTTGAGTACTTATTCGCATAGGGAAGGAGTGTGTCATAGACTGATTCCATATCAATCGTCTTCTCGGTTGCAGTCATTGAACCAGTGACTCTGGACATTGAAACTGAAACGAACACATCGGTCAAGGACTTCTGTTCGAGGTCATCGCCATATTCCTTTTGAAATTTAATCAAATCAACTGGTGGTGCTTTATAGACAAGAAGTTTGTCGAGGTCGAGCATTTCTTCTTTACGTTTCGGAAGTGGCAACGTGATGGAATCACTCGCAGTCTTGTGAATGATGATTCCAGAACCACCACACGATTCGCAGACCTTTCCGTTGATATCGTTTCCGTGATTACACGTTGAATCTTCTGTTCCTCGACACGCTTCAACATACTGCAATTTCTGTGGAAAGACGTGTGCAGTTGTTGTGATATCGAATTCACTCACTGACTTGATTGACTTCATAAATCTGGACAACGCTGGATGGAATGGATTCACATACGTTCGACCTTCTGTTTCCGTGTCGCGTTTATATCCGATGCGAATTGCTTGAACTTCACCAGCGTTCGGACTGAACACTTGAATCTCAAATGTCTGGTTGTTGATTCGCACCTTTGTTGATTCTTCAACTTCTGTGATGTCGATATCTCTGAACTCGCGTCCATTGATTCTGGAGTCGATTTGATTCAGAACGATGATTTGATTCGGCAAATAGATTCTGAACTGATGTCCTTCACGGTGTGAAACCTTTGAATCATTTATGACCTTGTATTGAATTTCCTTTTTAACAATCAACCACTGGAGAACGTTGTTCTGGTATTTGAAATTGACTGCTTGTTTCGATGACACTTCCATCGGATATGGTTTCGCGTTCTGTGTCTTTGCGTTGAACTGGTCAAACTCGACAACCAGAAACGCATTTGCATCGGTGAACGACAACTGTGTGAATCTGGTTTCCATAAAATCGTCAAGTGTTTCATCACCATAAAACGTTTCGATGGTCTTGTGAAGGAGTTCTGTTCTTTCTGGATTTTCCATCTTCCAGACCAGTTGTTTGTTGATGTTGTCGATTCGACTGACCTTGTAAAAAGGATTGATTATCTTCTCGGACATTTGTGGAGTGACTGACTGTGTCAATCTCAATCGTTGTGCGAACTGTTCTTTCGATTCTCGTGGAGTGAATTGAATCAGAAGTGATGCGATGTTCTCTCCAGTGATTAGTTTCTTGTATGTGTCTGCAAGAAGAACCGTTCTCGCATAGTCTTGATGTCTTCCGTTTTCTCCTTTTGCAATCGTGTTTGCGAGAATCTCGAATCCTTTGGTGATGTCAGTCATTTGAATCGTTTTGAATTTAGCAAATATATTAATTTAGATTTGAAAACGAAATTTGTTTTGTCCTTATTTCAACAGACCTTGTCTTCCGAACTTTCTGTTCGTCACTCTGTCTTGCAGATATGAACGGAAATACTTTCTCGCAGTAAGGTCGAACAACTCGAACCAGATGATTTGAATTTCGTCAAGAGTGTATGTGTCCAGAACGTTCAACCATTCTGATTCTTTCATCGCGATTCCGTATTTTGAAATGATTACTTTGTTCACTATCATCACGCATTGAATAAATCTTCGAAGACAGAGAGTCCGACATACCTCCACGCATCTGCGCAGTGACCTCGTTTCTCGTATGTTTCACCAGTGATTGTGTTCTTCACCTTTGGTTTCTTATATCCACCATTGACATCTTCTTTCAAGAAGTCAAAGTCTGCAATCAGTTCGGTGCAAGATGGATGAACGTTGATGTTGAATGGATATCCACCAGAGAGTCCACGATTGAAGAAGTCACGACACTTGACCAGTGATGGATTGTGGTTCAACACTCTGTCTGAATCATTGTTCAGAACCGAACGAAGAACGTTCTCAACCACATCGTAATTGTGACGGATGTCTTTAATCAGAGTTGAACGGTTCTTTCCAGATGCGTCACCATAGTAATATAAACCACGAATCTTTCCAGCATAGTCATAGAAGAATTCACCACACACAGACTCGGTGTTGTTCATTGGTGATTCCAGGCAGTATTCTTTGAGAGTGTTCCAGTTCATCCGTCCAGTGTCTTCGTCTGGAATGAATTGACAGACAAGGAGTGTGATGTATGGAACGACATTGAAATCGAGTGTGATGTGCAGTGGATAGTCTGGATTGAATTCGACATCTGTGACGTGGACAGTTCTGTCGAATCTGGAGAACCATTCACCACCAGTCTTCGCAATCGGTGAACCGAATATCATCATATCAATCAACGATGGATTGTGTTCATAACTCTTGATTAAGTTGTCAATATATCCGATGGAAAGGTTCTTCTCGTTGTGGTATGTTGAAGAGATTGTGACAGACACTCCATTGTGTTTCGAGTGATAAAAGTCTTCTTTCGAGAAGATGCGTGTGTTGATGTCATCGAGTCGTTCATCAATTCCGAACCACTGGTTCAACCATTCAACTTTTGCTGGAGAGGTGAAGATATAAAGTGGATTGAATCCTTTGACCTCGTGACCATTCTCTGTGTTCATAACTTTGTCACCTTTCATTTTGTATGTTCCATCAAACAACTTCTGGTCGAATGATTCCTTTCTCTCGACCTTTCCGTGACAGACGAACATTCCGATTTGTCGAAGACGTGCGATGATTACTTCTTTGACTGCTTCTTCTTTGGTGTCCTTTGTTTCGTCAAGGAGTGCATAAGCAAACTCAGTTCCGTCAATCGCTTTGTAATTCTCCAGAGAAGACAAGAATATCAGATGACCGTTCTTGAATGAGATTGTGTTCTTGTACTCCTTCAACCTCTGTCCGATGATTGTGAAGTGTTCTGGTGGTTTGATGTCCACGACATAATCTTGACCACCAGTCCATCCGAACACATCCGACCAGACATCAAGGATTCTGGAGAGAGAGGACTTTGTCAGTTGTGCATAGGTGTTCGCACCGATGAACCCTCGAATCTCTGGAAACTTCTTGATAAAATATCCAGAGAGAAGACCTTCCGTGTGTGTCTTTCCAGAACCGACACCAGCAAGAAACAAGTTGCGAGGTTCTGCACTCGAACAGATTGCACGTTGTGGTGCAGATATGTTGACAAGTTCTTTCATTCCTTTGGTGTGTTCCATTTGCGTTCCACAAGAATCCAGATGATTGTTCCAACAGTTCCGAACACGATTGACAAGAATGATGCGATGAACAACATCAGACCAGATTGAATTTGATTCGTTGTTCCTCGATGAATCTGTGAATGTTGCGTGGTTGTTTCTTTGGATATACGGTCAGACCTTGTGCGATTTTGATTCCACCTTGAAGTGGTGGTGATTTGATTCCTTTCTTTCGAAGAAGATTCCGTGTGAATTGACCATTCGAGTTCTTGTTCCAGTGAATCATCTGTTCGAGTTCAGTTCTCTTCTCCTTGCGTCTTGATGTTTGACCTTCTCGTGTCTTGTGACACTTCCGTTCTTTGTTTTATAGACCACTTCTTCGGTGAAATATAAGTCACCAGAACCAGACGGAATTGATTTCCTTGTTCTGCTCTGTGATATGACGATGCGTTTTCCTTCCATTTTCATTTGCTTTGATGAATAGCAAAAATAATAAATTATAACAAACAAAAAAACCCCTCTCCAGAATATCCAGAGAGAGGTTCAAATCAAACAAATCAGAAATTTATTAATAGAGATAGCAAAGGTCGGAAACTTATATCAACAAATCAAGCAATCTTGCTTCTATTGTATTGACATCAATCCACGAATGACACGAACGACAAACTGGAATCCACAATGATTCATCCAGAAGTCGGATTCCTCTTCCGTCCTTGTGGTGAACATCGTCTGTCTTGTGAGTGCAGACATCTTTGATTCTTGCTCGACACAGTGGATGTTCCTTCTTCCATTCCTTTGCTCGTGGATTGTAGATGTCCAGATTCGTTTTCATCTTCTTTGACATCGGATTGATTCTCGTGCGTTTTAAGACACTCTGTGTTCGTTTGAGTGGTGAACGTTTCAGAGTCTTCAATGTCTTGTCAGTTCTCTTCCATTGATGCGTGACGCACTTCTTTCCACCGAACTGTGGATTCGTGCAGTTGTCCTCTGTGCAGTCCTTCGACATCAGTTTTTGACGATTGTGATTCGTAACTCGAAACAAAGGAATCGAAAACCCTTGACAATTTTACCATCTTGAATCCATTCGATTGTTTCTTCTGGAATGAATTCGATGTCATTTGTGATTCTGATGACAACACTTGTGATTCTCTGTGACATCAGTCAACTTTTTTCAGTGGATATCCTTCTGTGAACAACTCGAACGTGGTGTGTTCCAGTTTGCCAGATATGACAATCTCTTGTGCTTTGTCCAGTCCAGCAAGTTCACACCTCTTCTGGATGCACCTCTCGACTCCTTGAAGGAATCTGACATCACCACACGTTTCCTCTTGACGTTCTGTCTTGACAATCTCTGTGTCACCGACAACCTTCTTCTGACTGTTGACTCGACTCTTTCCAGATGTGGTTGTGACCTTCTGTGTCTTCTGTGATTGAATCCAAGATTTCCAGTATTCCATTTCCAGAAGATTGATTTTCTGAATTTCCATCTGCACTGATTCCTCGATGTTGTCCAGACGTTCGTTCTTCCAGATTGCGATTTCGTGCTTGATGTCGTTCGTCACTTGTGTTCTTGACACATTGTAAACACGAGAACCATTCAGAGTGTCTGTGATGTGCGTGAATGACAATCCTTTCAGATATAAGTCGAGGACAAATTCCTTGTCAATTTCCTTCTCTCCAGATGTTCTTTTGTATGTTGGATTTTTGTTCATTGTGCAATCTATTGGTGAAACCTTTGATTTTTTTTAGTACGTAACCTATTTATGTTCTGATTGTTAGTTCTTTATTTGTTTAGTTTATAACCCCAAACAAAAGCCATTTAAACGGTCTTTTGTTCAGTCGTTAGGTGCAATTAAAAAAGATGCCTAACATAAAATAAAAAACATAGTCAGCTTACCAATTCAAATTCCCATTGGTAAAATATTTCGTGTCCTTTATTTGTAAGGCATTGTATAT